CTACTCCCACCATGTCACCCCAGGGGCTGGCGGTAGGTTGTTATCGTCTTTAAACATATCGGCCACATAGTTCGTCGCCTTAACACTGCATTTAGTGGTCTCGTTGTTGACGTTGGGTGTTATCGATGTAATCACCGCAGGTTCTGAATAGCGAGTTGCATCACCAAACAGCCACAGCGGCGGTTCAATTTGCCCAGTCAGATTCGGGATAAAGTCCAACTGGCCATCGAGCATCACCACGCGGCTACTAACTTTCGTCGCGACAAAAGGCCCATTGCCGGTGCCATCATGACGTCGGACGGTCATATAGTGAGATTCACCCTCCGTCCACTCTAAATCCCGGTCCACCATAATTTGAGCCACTAATTCATCGTTACTGTTGGGGACGACTTGCCAGTCGACAACCTCACCAAATTGTCCGAAGTTTGGCAGATCGTCACATAGCTCCGCATAGTCAAGGTATGTACTGTTGAGCGCGTCCATTTCAGTGTTAAACGAATAATTTATTTTCTCACCCTTAGAACGGCGCAGCATTCGCATTCCAATACGCCAGGCGCGCGTTTCTGATGTCACGCCTTTGGTAAGCTCCAGCTCTCCCCACTTGGAGATCGCGTTCTTATCGCCTAACCAACACTTAACGCTGCTGGTTGTCCAATCCGTCGGGTCCATGTAATACACAATTAAGCCCTCGTTCTGGTCGGGGTCATACAGTGTGGTGGTGATGGTTAACCCGTCTCCGGTCATCACGTCCGGTGTGTAGACATGCCCTGCGCCAGTTTTCTCAAATAGCCTCTTCGGCAGAATTTTTCCAATGTCGAAACAAAACTCGGCCATTCCAGATTGTAAGACGGTTTTTAATGCAGAGTAGATGGTGCCGTCATCGACAAAGCCGCCGTCGAAATATTCCTCAGCTGGTGCCCAGACGTTTTCGTGCATCCAAAGCAGTTCATCCATATCGATATCATCATCCGACCCGCCAGAATTGTGCACGATATAGCGCACGGCAGGAGCGATGTCACGAGTTGCCTGCAGTTCTTCGGTCCAACCGCCTGCACCATCTGGCACCGGCAGTTTTCTGGTTTGTACAACCTTGATCTTGTTGGTGGCCGACGAAGAAAGATTGGAATCGGAACGAATCGATATTGCCAGCGTGGTGCTGGTCGCGTAGCTGCTTGCCGTTGGAAGTCTACACTTTAAGCGCATCCACTGAAGTTTATCAAGGTACTTGGTGTCATAATACGATCTGGTTTTCCTAACCAGCATCACCTCTGGACGGATCGCGCTTGGTAGCGTGATCGGGTGCGTTTGTCCAACCTGATCGTAGCTCTTTGCTGAATAGCTAAATGGGAACACTTGCCAGGTATCGAGCTCCCCTATGTCTGCATCACGAACCCAAACTTCCCAGTCGACGGTGTGATCTTGCAGCCTGCCTTTGCTGTCGTAGTGACCCCAACCGGAACTGCGTAGCATGTCGATTTCAATATAATCGGTGGTGTATCCTTCTGGGCATGCCACATAAGGACCCAACTGGAAATCTGGCAGCGTGTCGCTGGTTACATCCAGGGAAATGTCATTGGTATACGTACCGCCAATAAAACCAGTCCAGTCCGGGTCTCCCACGCGAATGACGGTCATCTTATAATCAGAATCGGTTGAAACAATCTGATACAGGCCATCATCCGTGGACGTGGTCGTTATCTTAACCGTTACACTTGGCGCTGGCGTCAGGCCAGTCACGTCATTGCCATCCGTGTCTTTCAATGTCAATTCCGTATCGGAGACGGTCGCTACGGTATAAGTGGAATCGTTCGACCCGGCACCAGATAGCTGGATTTCCTGCCCGACACTAAGGACGCTAAAGCCTTTGCCGATAATCTTATCCGGCAGTGGTTCCCCTGTCGTTTCATCGTTACCGCTGTCGACGATCTCCACAATGTCATCAATCAGAACCGACTGAGATGAAATGCCGGTGATGGTAAACGTTGTGCCATCTGCCCAGTTGAGATTTTTGTTTTTCCAGTAGGTAGTAATCTCATGATCACGATCTCCACCAATATAAACGACGCGTGTCATGAGCACCTGAACAAGCACGGTGTCGTCACTCAGGATCAACGCCATGTCAGCATCTTCGGAGCCAAAGGAAACCGAAGTACTAGGACCGATAAAATCCAGACCGCTTGAGCTGTCCGTTCCGCCAACCTCTTCCGCAGTGTAGATATTGCGATGAGCCTCATGAACCGTGACATCCTCTCCAGGCTCAAAAAACTGCCAGTCAACATCGTCACTCAGGCGACTGATTGGCGTACCAGCAATGCTCAATCCGGTTGATGATATCTGGTAATGCCCTTCCCCAACATGAAGCATCAAGGCGAGAACCTGCTCATTATTCTCGTTATAGTATTTATAAGGACTACACAAATAGCTCGGCACGGACTGGTGACGACCAAACCATTCAGGGCGGATACCCATTAATTCAACACTGTTCGCCTGAGCGTTGATATCATAAATATTTTTACCTTTAGGAACCGTACTGGAGTTAGAGCCCAGCTGATTCATATTGTTCATAGAGTAATAGGAATACGCCGCGCTGAGCACCGATATCGCTATCACCGCCCATGAGATAGGATCTAGACCTTTTGGAGGGAGCACAACGTCAATGGTGTCACTATCAAGTAACACTCGGTTCGCCCATTCTTTCGGGTTAAACACCTGGCCATTAATCGTGGCCACAAAGCGAGGTGTTTTTAACTTATGCCCAGTTGGGCCTTTATCCCATCCAAAGATATGACGATCGAGGTAGGCTTTGAATGTGGGTTCGTTAATCTGGTTTTCTTCGCGAACTGTCACATCAGCTGCATCAGGATAAACAATCAGTGTGGCCATGTTAGCTTTTCCATTGATAGTACTTAGTCACTGGCGCGAGCAGTTCAAACATGCTGCGCCGGTGGATAGTGGTTTTGTTAATGTCGTCATAGGCGTGAATGATGCGACGGTCGGGCAGCACCAAACCGATATGGACCCAACGACGGCCTTTGTACTGTGCCGCCAGCGCTAGGGGCTGAAATTTGCATTCCTCCACGCTGTCATGAACGGACCAAGCAGCACGCTGAGTGATTGCGTTATCTTTATGGCTGAGCGCGGGAAACTCTGGCATCAACACGCCCGTGAATTGGTGATAGAGCCAACGCACCGAGCCATAACAATCCCACCCATCCAGATCACGGCCCCCTGGCACATACGGGACGCACTCCGCCGTACTGATAATTTCATCTGCAGTCATTGAGAACCTTTTGAATCGTTACGATATGGTCGCCAGCCCTGGTGCGTATTCGACGGTAAATCGAGGACGCGGCCAGGCACTGTTGCTGAGATAGCCGATACCAGCCGACGCACTGCAATTCGTGCGCGTGGTCGATGCTGTGGTGACTTTGAATTTTATCGGTTTGGAACCGGGCGCCGTCAGATCCGAGGCCATATACTTCCGCAGGGTAATAAACACATCAGCACCGGATTTGCGCGCTGCTTCTATCAGCTCTCTTGCTTCACCAGTGACGTTATCGAGACCAAATTGAAGTTCCATCTCTGCTCCAGTGGCAGACTTTGGAAGGTTCACCGCCAGTCCCGCCGCCTCAAAAGTCACCAAAGTGGCATCTTCCAGGGCAGCGGTAACATCCTCAAAAGCCGAAACCAGATAACGAGTGGCAAAGGCGGTCGAGGATAATTGCAGGGTGATCAGCTTGTCATCAGGTCCAGCGCTGGCGTGGTATTGTTTTAGTGCTTGCGACATGGGATAAGTCTCATTTTAGAGTTGACTTTAACCTTGATAGCCATAAAGATTTACCGCGCCAACTATCATCAACCGCCGCGCTGGCATAGACGACTTCTATTGCTTTCATTTTTTGGTAACCATTAGTGTTGTTTCCGACACTGACTCAATAACATCACCGATATTAAAAACATCAGCCTGATACTCTGGGTAAGCGGATGCAATGTCCGAGGTGATTATTGGCAAGAAATACATCTTATGAGCATTTACCCTAGTTAACCAAGCTCGGATGTGGTTCTTCCAATGCTGGGCACCATCTGCATTTTGCTGGACCGTAGTCATTAAGTACGAGTAGTTATCATCTTCTCCAGCTGCTGAGACTGAGGTGCAAAACGAATTTTTATCACCATATCCAGTCCCATTCATCACTACAGTAGATGGCGCTAATGCCTCTGGTTGCTCTGGTGCTGTAGGAAAATGGTTTCGTAATCCGTCCTTATCATTGGTCGTAATAACGCCATTCATTACAGGCGGATTTGTCTGCTGCATTGCCCCAAACAATTGGCTGAATGTTACCCCATCTTTAAGGACTTTCAGCTTGTTATTTCGAGTGATTTTATTATTACCATAAATACTAAAATCAGTGACGCGCTGAGCTCGTTCTTCGAGCGGCAAGGCGGCCACTGTAGACGGCGTTCCAGAGTCTATACTGGCTTGTTTATCAGGCGTGTAAAACTTAGATAACGATTGAACTCTAAATCGAGTCCCTGAAATGACATCCTTAGCTGTAGTTGGATCAAACTCCACACCGTCAATATAAAATTGCGTGTATAAATCAAGCTCGCAGCCGTGCATCACACCAACATACATATCATCATCAGAACCATCATGCGCGTGCATGATGTGGATCATGTTGATGTTGCCTTGCCCGATAGTATTCCCATTATGATATACCCACGGGCTATACCAACCTCTATCGGTAAACTGAGGTCTATCGACATATAAGAACTCGTGAGTGGCATAAGAACCATCAGGGCAGCGGGAATGAACAAAGAATTTAGTTGGTTCAATAAACTCTACGACAATATCTTGATCACTCGATTCTGAAACATCCGGGGCTTTTATCGTTGACTCTAATGATAAAGGGTAACCCTCATACGTCGTAGAACGAATGAAATACACACCATCAGGAACGGTAAACACTGCATTCAATGTTTCAGCGCCAGGTGAAATAGCAGTGATATACTCTTTTCCTTTTCCGTAGCCAGCTGTTCCAGTCATTGATATGTTTCTGCCTGTAAAAATGACATTTTGCCCAGGAAATACAGGAATAAAATCCGTTCGTGAACAATCGTCGTTTTTATAAGGCTGACCGTTGGATGTGTTTATCCCCTCACCCTTTGTCATCTTTGTGTAGTTAACTAAATCAAGGTAGCTCAATTTAGACTCAATCATTTCAAGCCTTGGCTTTATTGATGAGTCAATGTTCGACTTAAAGAGTTTTAAGCAGAAATCTTTCGTAGCAACACTTTTTTTACTACATGCTCTTATATATTTGATCTTGTTATCAGTGACAGTGAAATTGAACGCCTCTACGGCACCTTCAAAACCATCTCGCGCTGGCCATAAAATTGCGTCTACATATTGCTTATTTTCATCGTAACCAACAATTCCGACTTGAGCGACAACATAACCAGACCAGCGATAATTCACATCATATTCAACTGGAATAAAATCCGTTCTTTCATAATCGGGATTAGAACCACTATTGCCATTCGATGCGTCAACCATCTCACCATCAATAGTGTTCGTGTCATTAATTAACTCTGAATCTTCAAACAAAGAGTTAAACGACAGACCAGAATACGTTTTCAACACTTCAAAAATTGGAGTGACTGATTTCTTCGAACAAGCACGAATATACTTGATCTTAGTATCTGTGATTTTTATTTTGAAATTTTCAATAGGGGAATCACTGACATCAGCTGGCGTTAACACAGAAGCGACAAACTGTTTATTTTCATCATAACCAGCGATACCCGCGTAAGCGATAAGATACCCGTTAAATATCGCATCCCACGGGTAGCTATCAACTGGTATATAATCACTTCGGTGGTATTCGTCGTTAGATACTTCATCACCATTTCTTGCGTCAATCAGTTGATTATCAGTGATAATACTGTGTTCGATCAGATCAATGCGCTCATTTTTTGAAAGGTAGTCACTGTAATTAACAGACTCCTGAACGTTCACATCATCGTTACTAGTCACCTGGTTAACGGGAATGGATAACGTCATAATCGCCGCATTGGCCGTATTGGGTTCACGCTTATCAAAACACGCTCTAAAATACATCCCGTTTGATGGCACAACAACGGTTCGCCTCTTTAGTATGGATATTGTTGGATCCAAATCTGGCCAAAACGCCCCGTCTGAAATGTACTTTTTGGCTTTATCGTAAAAACAAAATCCAGTCATACTTTTACATGCGCCGATATACGTTAATTGCATACCTGGCGTAACTTTGATGTAGTCTGTGCGTTTATAATCTGTGTTCGACTGAACAGATCCAGTTACTGCATTAATCAATGAGTTATCAACAAATGACCCCGTTATATTTGTGAAGCTTGATGCCCCAGCTGCATAATCGGCAACTGCTGCTCCACTCACAGGTAAACTCGTATCAGTTGGCTCAACATCCCTTAACACCAAATCTGCATCTTTTTCATACGTAGTTCCACTAACCCAACGGTAATAACCATTTTTTGTTGCATCTGGGTCACTACCTACTTTAAATGACGCTTGGCGCTGATCTGTAGGCGGAGTGTAACTAGTTAACTCAGCATAAGTAGCAAATGCAACTAAACCTTGGCGTTGCGCTAGAGATAAATCCAGCCACTTATCGGCAATATCCTTACTAATTGTTGGTTTGACCTCTCCATCAATAGTAATGGTTTCACTCGCCGTACCAATTAGAATCTGGTTTAGCCAATCAATGTTTTTTTGAAATTCAGCGACAAGCTGAAAAAAGTTGTTGCTGTTCATTATTTCCAGCTCTCCGTGTAGTAACGATTCATGTCAGCGCCATCGACGAACTCATCGAGCGTCATTGGAGCGAGAATAGCGTCAACGAAAACCCATTCATCAAGTTGTGGTACTTTCTTGACTTGAATAGTTGCTTTGTATTCCCAATACTTGGCGTTTAAAGGCTTACGGTCGTCTCGTGGGTCTTGGGTAATTAACACTTCGCATTGCTGGAGGTCATCGCTAAACGGCGTTTTAATATCCATTAAGAACCAACGTCCTAGCAGCAAGCTATCCAGAGCCGATTCAAATAAACTCGCCGCACTGGTCTTCATTCGCCAAGTGGCTTTCATTTCCGATGGTCGATTCGGTAGCTTTCTGGCTCGTTTTCGCCCTGTACTGAACTCGGTGACCAATAGACCAGTAGACTGGTTTAAGCTCATATCGGTGAGCAGTGGTCGCGGTAACCCTTCAGGGTAAGAAAACTTAGCCGCCATATTGCTGTATCCTGTATCGGGTTTGCATGACCTGAGCGGTTTGCGTGGATGACGATTGCATTAGCTTCGCGACCTTGATATCTAAGGTGGTCATATCACCATCACTGGACTGCTCCACAGTACCGGCACGAGATGCATCCTCAACCAGATTGAGGGTGAGGTATAAATCACTTCCAACATTGTTAGTCGAGCTATTATCAGAACGGTCAACGCCAGAGACATTGACTGATACCGCACTGTCGTTCGCCGCAGGTGCGCGAGCAGATGCAGTCATCGCAGCTCCCATCATGGCTTTCATCTGCTGCATCATTTCAACCATCCAGCGGAAGTTATCGGCCTGCGTGGGGTTAAGTACCATCTCGTTTGCTTTCAGTAGCCAAGTACCTTCGTTTTCTCTTGGTACGCTATTAATACCGTCATGGGCTTGGCCTAGAATTCCACTAAACGCTAGTGCTGATACCGACGCAGCTATAGGAGCAGTAGCGGTTAGCGCTAATGACATTGCTCCAGGAGCCATTAGTGGGCCAGTAATTGGTATTGCAGCGGTAGAGGCATAGGCGTTTAAGCCAGCCATCAGCGACATAGCTTGCGCTTGTGTCGACACAGCCATAGCACTCGCGGTCGCTGTTTCCATACCGACAAGCTTTTGTACTAACTGATAAGCAAGCCACTCAGATGCCATACGGCCTAAGGCATTAACAAAGCTTCGGCTCATGCCATCAGCTAAATTAGTCATGGCATCACCCAGATTCTCAGAGTCAAACAACATTCGCTCGAAAGCTGTTCCCATCCCGGAAGAAAAGCTATCTATCGTGTTTGCGGCCAACTGGTCGACATTCATCAGATTGCTTTGCATTGACTCAAGATAACGATCCCAAAAGCCTTGGTTATCTTCTTCTCTTTGCGCTTGAATCTCGTTTTCTATTTCTCGTAAACGAGTTTGGTGGTCGGCTTCCGCGATCTCCTGCTGTAGTCGATACTCTTGTTTCAGCTCAGATAGTATTTCTTGGTTGTTTTGCGCATTAGCAACCGCCTTTTGATAGTGTTCTTCCATATCATCCAAGCGAGCCTGATAGGCGTATTGCTCCTGGATAACCGCTCTATTTTCGTAATCAGATTCAATCGCTAGCCTTTGCAACCAAGCATTCTCTAATTCGTCGGTTTGAGCGTAAAACGCATCAATTGCGGCAGTGTCTTTTTTGTCCTTTTTAGTCGCTTCTTTAGCGTCGAGCGATTGCGCTTCGAGCATTAGCTTTTTAGCTAACTCTTCATTGATGCCCTTGAGAGAACCGTGCTCCAATTCATACTTAAGCTTTGCTGCGTGGGTCGTTTGGCCATAAAGCGCATTTTGCTTTTGTAGGTTAGCAAGCATCTTATTGGCCGATTCGGTTACCTTTTCGTCTTGAAGATCTTCGGGGTCAGGCTTATCGAGTGGTCGAGTTCGAATTTCATCGAGTTCTTCTTCAAGACTCATGATTTCTTTACGTAGCTGGCTTTCTTCGCTTCTTAACACCTCAAGCTGCTTGTTGCGTTGTTCTATTTTGTTCGTACCGCGCTGATTATTGAGCGTCTCAATTTTCAGTTGAACTTCAGTCAGCCTAGCCATGCGCTCGGCCATACCTTGGTTAAGTCTCTTGGCTTCGAGCTTATCCATTTGACCAAGCAAGGATTCAATACTTTCGGAGAAACGAACTGTTTCGTCTGCAGCATCTGAATTGGACAACGCAAAATAACCGATAGCCCCTGCCGCCATCATGGCAATACCAGCAGGACCACCCAAAATTCCTAATAACGCAGAGCCAGCTCGACTGGCGATATTCAGACGGATTTGTGCCGCGGCAAGCGCACCTGTCGTCGTCACCAGGCGCTGACGAGCTGCAGTTAATTGAGATTCAGCCCCAATAGCGCGAAACTTCTGGTTATTCGATTGGCGTAGCGTTTCAAGGTAACGAACTTCAATTTGCTGTTTGGCTGCCAGAGATTTCAGCTCAGCATAGTTAGCCTGTTCTTGTTTATGCGTTGCCGCAATAGCTTGAAGTTTTGCTGTTGTGAGCACATAGACGGCAGCTGCTCCACGCCCCATCGCAGCAGACATGGAGACACCCACAATCGTGGTTACTAGATCAGCGCTCTCGGCAAGTAACGTTAAAGCGCCTGCGCTGCTTTCTGCGAATACGGTGAAGGAATCAGATATAGGTTGCTCAAACGCGACGACGGCCTGTTGGTAAGCACGGGCCATTTCTGCCGATTTCGCGCTAACGTTGTCTGCCGTTCTGGCGGCTGCGCCATCGTAGTCCTGGAGAGCCGTTATCAATGTCTCTTTAAAAAACTGGCTTGTGACTTGCCCGTCAACGATCATCTGACGGAAACCACCTGATGCCAATCCGGCAGCTTTATCCAGTTTGTTTAATAAGCCAGGCATTGGCTCAACCACCTGGTTTAACTCTTCAGCTCGGACAATTGGTGACGCAAGTGCTTGCGACAGGCCGTACATCGAGTTGCCAAGCTGATCTGTCGTAGCACCAGTTTGGCTTTGTACGTTACTCATGCCCTCAAAGATATCTCGGACTTGATTCTGGGTAAGCAACCCAGCTTCTTGGAGACTCGCTAACCTGGCGTAATTTCCCGCCATTGCGATGAGTGTTTTATTGTGGTCTTCAGAAACCTGATTGAGATACTGCTCCGTTTCAATCCATTCTTGCTGGCCGCCAACGAGGGTGGTGATTTGGGTGCGGATATCTTGATACTGAGCTAGTGAGTCTTTGGCTTGCTGGGCAGCAAATAGAGCAGAGAATCCACCAGCTAAACCGAGCACCTGATTTTTCAGGCTCCCCATCTCTCCGGTGAGCTTGTCGGATTCGCGGCTAAGCCCTGAGAGTTTGCCTTGTGTTTTACCCGCATCACCACCAAGCTGATTAACAGCAGTACCAGCTTGTTTTACCTGACCGATAAACTGCTTGTTTTCAGCGTCAAAGCGCAGGGTGAATTTAAGATCATTGTTCACGTTGGTTCAGCTCCTCGGCCAAGGTTCGGGCGATCACTTTGAGCTTCTGATATTGCTCTGGCGAGTAAGTGGAGTCAGACAACTCCATATCGGCTTTAACGGCCAACACATCCATACCAAGACATGCGGTGCCGTTAAACTTGAGAAAACCAGGAATGGAAATCCACCACTGCACCACTTCTAGGTGCTCTTCCCATAGTTCAATGGGTTCGTCGTGAGCGTCCTGAACATCCTGAACGCCCCACAGTGCTAGCTCTTCTTCCCAGCTGTCTTCATCTCTTTTTGTGGCATTACGGCGGCGCATCAACGTGCGCACCGCCTCTATGAGTTTTTTTCTGCAGCCTGCCCTGAGTTGGCCTGCAAGTACGCATCGACAACCGCTTTGATAAATGCAGGATCGCCCAGCAAGAGATCGAGATTCTCGTCGCTGAACGTCATCACCTCGCCGTCGGCGTCACCAATGCCAGACCAGCCTTTAACGACCTGCTTAACGTTCTCTTTGAAATAGCGCAGGACTTTGTCACTTTGATCTACATCGAGCAGCAGCAAATCGAGCGTAATGTCGTGGGTTTCAACCTTGCCATCATTAACAGCCACAGATACCTTGGCAGGCCAGTTTTTAACAAGGCGTTCTTTTTGAACTTTAAACATGGAGAGCTCCTTTAAACAGTCAGTTAAATGCGTTTAAACGGTGTTTAACGCGTGGTGATCAAGTCCACATTGCCAATTGGAATAAGTGGAATCGATAAGGTTTGAGTGCCGTCTTGTTCGCCATAGGTCGGACGACCTAACTGCACTTTTGAACTGGACCACTCGACCTGATTACCGATAGGACCATTGGCAAACGTAATACTGTGCGTTGCCCCTGCCTCGGCTTTAGCGAACGCATCCCACGTTGTCTGGTCTGGTGCTTCAATAACGATGGTTCCCGTTGGTGCGTAATCCGTAATGATGATCTCTTCGTGCCCAACGTACTCCTGATACACCACCGAGTTAGCCTGGTCATATTCGAGGCTAATCATCTTGAGTGGCGTACCATCAATGGCGAACGAGGAGTTTTGCACACCAATCTTTAGTGGGGTCTGCCACACATCGAAGTTCGCTGCTGGTAATACGGCACTTTCAACCGGGCTAAACAAACCGCTGAAGGTGAACTTGATACCACCGAAGTTTTTCGCCTGGGCACTGATGGACAACGAGCCACGAGCGCCCGTGACTTTATGCAGCGCACCAGACTGGTAGAAATACAAGGTGAGGGATTTAGTCGAGTCTTCATCAATCACATAGCGACATTCCGCAACATCGGTCTCAGTCTTACGCAAACAGGCTGACAGTAAATCTGCATAAGGCGCAGCGGTAGCGACAGCACTGCTCGCCGACAAGTCGACAGTAAATTCCAACGTGACATACAACTCGGTCACTATCTGTTGTGAGTTACCGAGCTGGCCGTTGTCATATTCCAGTGACTGTGATTCACCAGCCATCGGAGTAATTGAGAACTCGCGCCCAAGCAAGTATTGAGGAGAACCAGCTGCTATGGCATCAACGCCATAGGTGGATTCCACAGCAAAGGCGAGAATTTTCTTTCGTTCTTTACGAGCCATAACGATTCTGATCCTCTGTGTATTCAGTAATAAATTGGTCGAACCAATCTGCTCGACCATTCGAGATGCCCATGAGTCTCCCTGGTCCTAACCAGAAAGGCTCATATTCATCATCCGGTGTCCAACCAAACAGACGCTGACGAAGTTCTTTGCGCAGCGGTTGCCAGTCAATCGGTTTGCTGTTGGTGCTTTTGGTGACGATAACCACGCCGACCGTGGCTACGCAGTCTTGAAGGTACAGCCCACTACCACGCACATCCGGCTTAGGGCTGTCACTGACCAAAAACACAAACAAGGCTGGCGTTCTTAGCAGCGCAGACTTCTTCTCATGAAGCTGAGTGAGCGAATCAATCTCTTTCACATCGATCCAAGGCGGCTTGCTATTACTTTGGTCCTTAAGTCGCTCAATGGTGAGTTGAATTAAATCGCTGTCCATCAGATAAAGCCCTTGCTGTTTTGGCGAGCGAAGACACTGCCTGATGAAACCATCTGCGCGGTACTGGTTGGTGCTGGGCGTTCACTGTTGGCATTGATCCCCAGTTGCACCTTGCCGTTACCCACTTGTTTCAGGTATTCAATCGCATCTCGATAGCGCTTGGTAACCTGGTGCTCATCGCCAAGTTGATCGTCGTACAAGAAGTAACGAGCCAAGTCACAGGCCATGCGCAGTAAGATGGAAGGCACGCTAGACAATGGCAGTTGATAGCGGCCTCCAATGTAACCATTAATAGTGGCACTCGCGTCGGTAACAGCTTGGTCAAGAACGGTATCGACAATGGCACCTGTGCTACCGTCCTTATCCGTTAGCTCAATCAACTCTTCGATACTGAAGCGAGTGATCATGTCGTCGCGAGTACAGTACTTCATCGGTTACTCACCTTTCTCTTCGTCGTCAGACTGACCTTCAAGGTTTGCCTCACTTACCTGGAAGGCTTCCCAGGCTTCATCACGTTCTGCTGCAGACACTTTGGTTTGCATCAGTTCACTAAGCGCTTCCGTTGTCGGTTTACCGCTTGTGGTGAAATGCTCGGTGTTGCTAGGGTCGAGTCGTTGAATGGCTTCAACTAGATTGGCAGGAAGAGTGCTATCGCCCAGGTCGCCGTCGGATTGGTTACCACCCGTTGGCTCATTAGACGTGGTACTTGAAAGCGCATCTTCAGCCAAAGTGACTTTAAGTCGTGGATCGGCTTTAAGCTGAGCCAATTGAGTTTGGGTAATGGAATCAGGTTTGAGGGTGTTTTCCCCTTTAGAAAACGCCATACCTGCACGGCGATAGCCTGTATGCGCGTGACAGATGACACTAACCAAAGAGGCGATAAGAGTTTTTTCAGCCATGACATAAGCTCTCCATAATTCAATGACAAAAGGAAAGCTGGCAAAGATGACTAAGCCAGCTTAAATCTGACTTACGGCAACCAAGGCACCACAAGCACTTCCACCGCTTTGAAGTTGGTGTTGCTTTCACCTTGTGCTTTGTTTTCCGCTTCGATGACTTTTTTCGCCTTGCTGCGATTCGATGGACCAACAATCAACAGATTCGGCATGATGCCCAATGGACGGCCTTTGTCTGACTTAAAGCCCATCATGGTTTCCATTGCAGCATCGAAGTTCACATCCGTTAAATCCGCTTTAGACGCAAATGCCTGCTGCCAGAAACCAAAGCCCCAGTTACCGCGAGCATCCACGCCGTACAGGAACTCATCCATCATGTAGACGTGATCACTGTTGGAAGCATCTGTCTTGTTATTCAGGTTGTAGTCTTTGCGCTGCTGATAAATCAGCGGTTTCAGTGGGCGCGTAGTATCCAACAGGAACCATGCTTCTCCAGCGCCTGCCTGCATGTTAGAGACTGAAGCTTCTTGACCTTCATCCCCTACAGGGTGGTCAGTATCAAAGAAGTTCTGACCGTCGTAACATAGGTTGTCAAAACCAGCCAACAGCAAGGCAAAGGTCATTTCGTCTGGATGCGTCGCTGCTGCGTAGCCCATGTCCTGGAACTTCGGCATCAACACGCCATAGGTATCGTCTTCTACGTACTCACGACCAATGGCTTCTGTACCTTCGAACTTTTTGTTCGCCAAGGTGTAGCCATGCGCTTTCATACGGTTGATTTGACGCTCACCAATCCACTCACGCAGGCGGGTAAATTCACCTAGCCAGGCATAAGTTTCCACGGCTGTGGTTGACGGCACTAACGTGGCGATTTTCGGCCAAAGTTGGGTATAGGTTTGTCGACCAATCTGGAAGTTGGCCTTTACCGCCGTATAGAGAACGCTGAGATTCGCTCCGCTTGTTTTCATCTTTCTCTCCTGAGAACTAATTCACTAAAGGATCACGCGTTAAGCGCTATACCACTGCAGGTTGCACCCACACCAAATCGCCATCGACTTCACTCACCACACCCGCCGTTGGGCGTGACGCGGTAGCAGCATCAATGGACACGCTGTTTTCCGTGCTGAAGTACACTGTGGTGCCAACGTGGCTGTCATCGATATCACCCGAGTTAAGCAATGCTATTTGTTGCTTCTCGACTTCGACTTTCAAAGCACCATCAGCGCCAGTGCTGTTGTCGGCGTTAAACGTAGCGATACCAGCAAACTTGGAGGTACCACCTGCGCTAGCAAACGGCACGGCTAAACCTGCTGTGAGAAACACCGGAGAACAGGCCACCACTACGGCAACTGCCGCTAGTGGGTAGGCACCTTTTAAACCTGATCGACGTGCGAAAACTGAGCTCATTTATGCTTCCTCTTGCTTGGTGGCGAGGTACTGCTCTTTGGTTAAGCCTGTCGCTTTGAGCACCGCCATTTCGGTTTCGGTTAGGTCACCTTCATTGACCTGTTCTTTAGGAGGCTTTTTGCCTTGGGTTTGAGTGGCTTTTAATGCCGCAATAGCTGGGCGCGCTTCGAGCATCGCTTTAAGGGATGCAACACCTTGCTGCTCACCAAATTGAGTGAGGTAGTTAATTTCGGCTTCAACGACTTTGCCATCTTGCTTGGCGGTATCGATTAATGAGCTGATGCTGGTTTGGTCTGTACCGGCTTTTAGAACAGCCAGCTCACCGACCACGCCGTTGTAAGCATCGATAGGTACGAACTTGGATAGGTCGACCTTGCCATCTTGTGCAGAGAGCGTTGTCACTTTCGTTTCCAGACCATCAACCTTATCGGCTTTTGTCTGCAGCGCATCGATGGCCGATAACGCCGCCGTCGCCAGTTCATCAGTGAGTTCGCCGTCGACCGTGATACCCAGTCGTGCTAACAGCTTTTTGAGTGCTTCGTTCACGAATGCATCCTCCGTTTCGCCATAGAGATTTACGTCTACTCCGCGTTTGGAGAGACGCACATTGAAATCCGCTGCCAGCGCTGCGACCGATTCCATCTTGGTAATACCAGGATCGTTGGTGATAGCTGCCATGCGTAAATAGAGAGGTTTGCCCGATTTGTCGTAAGGGAAGACTGCCGAGAGAAAGGCATACTCTTTCTCGTCAATCATTGACTGGGCTTTGGATGTCCATTCCGGACGGATGTAGATACCTTGACCTTCACGCCACTCAATATCGGTAGAGGCGGTTAGCCAGGCAGCAGCAGGTGCTTTTTTTCCTGTCTTTTCGACATAAAGGGTTTGGTGGTCATAATCGACCAGGACTTTATCGCGCAGCGCTTTGGTCGCAGCGATAAAAGCTTGTGCACCATCAGCATCTAAATGCCAGTGACCATCTGCTGTATCAGTAGGTCGACCATCAGGTGCTTTGAACTTGCCAGCTGGCAGCAGCTGATACCAACCATCATCATGTGTTGATAAATCGGCAGTCAGTACCGCTAACGGCTCATTGCCCTTGTTGGCAGAGAGTACCGCTTGTGCGATTGGGTGAGGTGTAAAGGTATGTGTTTTCATGCCCTCCATAGTGAAGGGCATGCGAGGTTAGTTGAGATTCACGGGGGTTGCTGTATAAGGCTTGATTTTCTTGTTTTTTTACAGCCGCTTCATCTTCTGCATTCTTCTTTAAATGCAGACATCAAATTTAAACAGGTATTAAACGGGGTAGATTGAACAAAAACACTTAACACGACAATTGCTACGAGTTTTTACACAAAAACGCGCTACAACGCTTACAGCGCGTTTTATTCTTGGAGTAAAAAGTCAGACAGGATGTCGTAAATTTCGGCATTATCGTCTTCATCCACACCTAACCAGGGACGGGCAGGAATAGCGGCGTTTGCACGTCGCATATCTTCACTGCCACCGAAGTGGTGAATCGCACCGTATTCTTGTGGAGTACCAAAGAACAGGTTCGATCCGGTGGCAATGTAACTGAGGTTGCCACTTAAGATACTGTTCAGAGTTAAGATATCGTTTTGGCGCTTAGGCTTTCTGGCTTGGTAGGCTGGTGATAGCGGTGCCCATGGTTCCCCATCTGGGCTAACTTGATCGCGAAAGCGTTGGTCGTGGCTGAGCAGTAGCATTTCACCAATATCTTGAAAGGCCGGTTGCAGACTGGTGCCCTGCTTTAAAAGCTGATTAAAGCGACGCTGCAGCTTTTCCTTCTCTTCAAACTTAAGGGTGTAATTCACACCTGCCATTAGATTTCACCCATAGAAAGCAAAACATACTGCTCATAAACTTCAGGATCGGCGTGGCTAATCAATACCGTGTATAAATCACCAATGCGTTCTGCCTCTTCGCCTTTTGCTTGAGACAGCAGCGCATCGTACTCCTGAAGGTTTTCAAGAGTCACTGGCGGTCTGGTGAGTTCGAGTGCTTGTTCGTAGATATTCATAATATAACTTTAAATCGCCTTGTTAACCGTGTCTGTCATGAAGCTAAAGATTTCTGGATAGCGGTCATACAGTGCCTGTGGTGCAAACAGCCATGCAACAAAGTGCTCCGCAAACCATTCAAATTCATTCTGTTCGGAATACTGAGTAATGCCATAAGCCACTGGTGCTGCTGGCGAACCGGCTTTAAAGTGGATTTGGTGGCCCATCTCATGCGCCCAGGTATTCACCACTCTTGCCGAATCGCCATACATCGCTTTCACTATAGTAGACAAACTGTATTGCTTGCTGGTTGCACTTAGAGCCATGGCGCGTTCCATGGCTTCTCTCAGTTGATCTGCTGTGACTCGCTTTAGCGTATCGGTGCTTTTTGCTTTCACCACCACATGGTTCCAGTGCTTACTGGTAAAGCCATTGGTGCGAGTTGCATTGCGATGAAAGAAGTTAAGGATTGGCGCTCTTTGTCCCGACTGCAGATACTCTTCAATCGGCTCGACAAGTGCCCGGCCTTTCGCCTTTCCAGATAGTTCGCTCTGTTTGAGAACCAAGGTTTTAACTTCATGCTTGCTTAGGAACTCAGTAAAGGCTATGAGCTGTGGGCTTACTGCTTGCTCCAGAACGCGGCTGATTTCCGAAGCATTAACACCTTTAACCGTAGAAAAAGCACTTTCGACCGCTCGCGTTGGTAAGCGTTCTTCCAAAGGTGGCTTGGCCTGAACGAGCTGTTTGGTCTTCTCGGTTAGCTCTGCGCTGGACTTGGGTGTGTAGTCAAAGCCTGGATCAACACCTTTCGGCACTCGATGCACTTCACCAGTGACTTTATCCACCCAATCATAATGCTCAATCTTTGGTGCCTGGCTTACTTCAAGGCCAAGGCGCTCCAAGGTTCGCTTGCTGGCGGTGAGCTTTTTGCACTTACAACCAAAGCCGTTGATTGGTGTGTGCGTCTTCCACCATGGGTCATCCAGTGGCAGCACCATGTTGTTCCAGGAAAGGTGATCGTGGCGCGGGTGCTCAGAGCCGGAATGTTTATAGATGCCATACGGGCGTCGATGTTTAATTTGTTCGATTTGTTGCTCACGGCCAGCGGTGTAGCTTTGGCGAAGGTTGGTTTCATAAATGACCTGGCTACGCCAATTCGCATGGCCGTTATGCTCCCAACCATGCTTGGCAACAATGTGTTTAAACTCACTTTTAAACCAGTTTAAACTCTTGCCTTCACTAATGGTTTTATCGACCGCTGAGCGAAAGTCTGCCAGCAAATCATCTTTCATTGCACCTGCAACGATAAAGCTACGGTCGTGGGCTTGCTTCCACATGTCCGCCCAACGCTCAGTGGGCACGTTGACCTTATTGCGAAAGTAGGCGATCTGCTCTTCGAATGGCAGCGAGCCGTAGTTAACTATCCCGACCATGCTTTTCTCTTACCCACTCATAGGTGCCAACTACCAAACCAAAAACCATTCCAATAACCAGCCCGATCACTCCACCAAACCCAGCACCAAGCGTAAATACGTTTAACAAAGACTCGTCCATCACTTCCCATCCTCCACATCATTAATGCCTGCCAGCTCTGCTGCAGCCATGGCCTGTGCCATAATTTCTCCCAACTCATCGATACTGATTTGCCCCTGCAAATCAAGAATAGCGTCGCGCAGCTGCTTGAGCGACGTGGCGTTTTCGACTAACTCACGCACCGGCTCAATCATGCCTTCCAATAATGTTGCAGACTGGCTGTGTAGATTGGCGAGCTGGTCATCGACAACATCTTTATCTGATTGAGCTTTTAGCGCGGCCTGATTGGTGACCTTGCCAGGAGTATTTGGCTCTGGTGGTGTTGATGCTGACGCACTCAGTACTGCTTCGCCATCTTTCGCCATCGGAATTTGGGTTTTATCGTGTGCCCACTGCAGAGGGATTCGCATACCAAGACCAACCAGACCAGGTAACGAACCAGATAGATGCTCAAGATCTTCCGCTTCGGTTAGGTCAAACTCGAAGCGAGGCTTACGGCGCGGGTTCTGATAGCTCTTACCGTTCAGCGCATAAAGTGGATACACCACATCACGAGTGAACGTGGCCGCGAGTCTGGTTAAATCAAAATCGCGGATCTCTTCTCTCACTTCGTTATGCACATTACCCAGCGCATTGGTGCTGGCTTTGCCGTCGGCCTGAGAGGTCAACGTTCCCCCTAGAATCGCTTTGGATTGAGACTTTTCACACCAACTTATCATCGCCATAAACGGGTCAGATTGCCCATCTGCCGCGTTTTGGAAATCAATATCCATCCCTTTAGGAATGATGCCGCCTGCGTTATGGCCAATGCTCATAACTGCTCGCATTAAGGTCATCTTTTCAGGCTCGGTCGCGCCCTCTGGGTATTTACCCAAACGGATTGGTAAGCCATAAATCTCAAGGAACTCAGCTAAATCGCGCACGCTGTAGTTCTTAAACAGGAACGGCCATGCCAACACACGCACTAAGCCACGACGTGTGAGATAGCCTGATTTCGCTTTAGCCGTATGGCGTATCCAGCCAAACGGTTGCAACTCAGCACCCTCATGGCTTCCGTCACGTAAACGCAGTTGGTTACGGTCGTCAGGGTGAGTTTTGAACCAGGAAGGATCGCGATGATGCACGTTTTGGATATAGTGCACTCCACCTTCATATTCCCAATCCAACTCAATGTTGGAAAAGCTCTTTAAGGTCGCGTCACTCAGATCAAAAATGGCATCGTCCAGCCAGGTCGCATCTTCCAATACTTCCTGAATCAATTCGGCATCGGCTTTTTCTTGGGCTGTGGCGTTACGTGGTGGTTTGATGTTCCAATCCATGCCCTGCAGCGCCATACGACGCTTACCTAACTCACTTTGGATATGGGCGTCTTTCTCTTCCATGTCTTCAGCGAGTTCACATTGCGCTTTTAAATCACCTTGCTCAGCATCGCGCATCAGGCGAGCCAATTTAGCCGGTGTTAGACCAGAAGATGGATGGTCAGCAAATTCTCGATGCAGCGTTGCCAGCTTGGCATCTGTTTTGGTTTGTGGCTCATCAAGCACATCCATCTCAATAGGACGGCCCCATAAGTCCACGATATTTGATTGTCGTTTAGCCATAAGTAATCCTTGCCTGTTTGCTACCAGGCACCACGCTCAAAGGCATGGTAGTCGTCATAATCATCGTCGTTAGAATTTGGGATGGGAGTAAATTCGATGGCACTGCCTTCCATCCAGCTGGCGCGAACTGCCATGGCAAGCGCTACTGCAAAGTCACCGTGGCGCTTATCACCCTTGTCACCCTCAAGGTCTTTGGTGCGTCCTTTATCTATTTGAGGAACACCATTGACGACCTTGATATTCGATAAGTCATCAAGAATGTGTTGGTGTCTTGGTAACGTTAAGTTGAAGTCGTCGAACTCGACTTTTAATTTCGGCATCCATTCGCCGTACCATTTCGCGCTAAGGTCTACTCGATCAATAACCTCGGTTCCGTACTTCAGCGCAGCGGCTTCTGCTAAGTACCCACCATTACCGGTCGCATCAAAAGCACCCGCACGAAAACGTGGTAGCGATTCAATGATGAACATCATCACTTGCTTTTGAACTTCATAAGGTGCGTTTTTGACTTCCACTGTAATCGGCACTGACTTCCTTAATAGGCTGTCGACTGCCAGCACAACAAATACCGACAAATCGCCTTTACGCGCAAAGTCTTCACCAAAATAATGCGTATTCTTAACCGCTAAGCCATCTAGATACGGCTTTAACTCTTGTTCACAGAATTGCTGAGTTTCAAGATATCGATGCTCTGGGGACCACTCCATCCAATCATCAGTACAAGTTAGGCGCAGAATAGGCAGAGAACGGTCGGCTATCATTGCCTGCTCAATTGAGATGCGAGTTAGATAGGTGCCTCCAGATTTCTTAGGTATACAACCGTATTCCTCATCCGCTGATTCCTTGTTTGGAGCATTTTTATATAGACCGTCACGCCATTTTTTCTCTAACTCTTTGCTATACGGCTTTCCGGTAACAAAACAAATTCGACGGTATAGGCCGTCTTCGAGAGCATCATCCAAGGTGATACGGTGAATTGAGTAATCCTTTTTCCCTTCTTTCGCCTCTTGGATATATTGGTTGAACGGGTTATCAACGCCATTGTGAGTAGAGATCAATCGCACCCTCGCACCCCACATAGTAAGCGCCAGTGCCGCTTTCAATAGCTCTTCCAAGCTCTCATGGAAACCTGCTTCATCAATCACCACGTCGCCTTGCAGACCACGCAAGTTTGAAGGCCGAGAACTCAGCGCTTGAATTTTGAAACGGCTATTAGGGAAGCGAATCATGTAGGCAAGAATTTCTTCTTTCTTCTTGCTATCCCAGAAGGTTTGCTCATAGACATCCGCTTCCGCCAGCTCGTTAAATGCACGAGCAAACAGTGCGCAGGCGGCAATATATTCAAGCGCCATCTCTTGCTTCGAGCCTACATAGAAAACATTTCGTCCCCCACGCTTTTTAGGTTTGGCAGCGGTAATCACGTTTCGCCCAGCCTCTGCCCAAGTAAGCCCCGTTCGACGACTTTTCTCAGCAATCATGATGTCGCTTTCATCTTCAAACCATTCTTGCTGGTACTTCAGAAAAACGGGTTCTTTTGATGGGATCTCAAATTCATCAGCGAGCGGGACATCAACACCTAACTCGGCCATCTTATCGGCAAGGTCTATCTTTGTTGCTTTGGACATTGGCACGAGGAATTGTTTAGTCATTACGCTTTACCAAGTAAGATGCCACGAATACGTTCTTCAAACTGCTCGCTCATGCCATCAACACCATGCAGTTCTTCAGAGATTGCATCTGCTGCTTCTTCAGCAAACTGACGACGAATTTCCTGCTCTAACTTCACGCTGCCCGTTTGTGCTTCTTGCAGACGTTTAATCGCGAGAGCCAGCTGCCCCATCGTTTTAGGATCGATAGGTTTATTTTCCTCAAGCTTGTCCATCTGGAATTCAAAGATGTGCGACTTGCCAATCTCAATCAGAGCACGGGAAATATCGGTTTGTGGCATCTCACCAAACTGGCCTACCCACTGCTTGGTTAGCTCTTGCGCCTGGGCGTAACGCTCCATCCCTTTGCGAAAGGACTGGGCATAGCGGCTCATCGCATTGCGCTTGATGTATTCAGGGTCTTCGGATAATCCTTTCTGGTCGATTTCATCATTAATCAGCGTACGGATACGCTCCTGACTCATTCGGCCATCACGTAAAAGCATGTTTAACTGGCTTTTAAGTTCATCCGGCAGTTGGTCAATTTTACTGACGCGGTGCTTAGTGTGTTTCTTTGAATCGCTCATAAAGCCCTCTTAAACGACGAGTAAACGATGACAACGCTGGGCGAATAATCGGGCGACAGCGAATGTAATAACGAAACTTCGCGTATTGGAACGCGCTATAAGACGCTACCCACATCAAGTAAATCTTCATTGGTTCTGACATAGACACACCTACTGTTTATGGGCTTGGGCGTTTCACACCTGGATGAACCGCTTGTCCATTGGCAATATCAATCCCACGCTGTTTGATTGTGGCGACTAAGGTGCCATTGATGTCTTTAGTTGAGATCAAGCCTTGCTCTTCGAGCCAGTAGATTTCGGCGCGAACGGTGTCGCGACTGACCAGATGACCATACGCATCTAAGCTGTGGTCGAGCACACTGTCGTTAGCGGTGTAGCCCACTGACTCATTGAGAATGCGCAACATCACCAACCGTCGGTCTTGCTGCAGAAGTTCAGCCATTGCCATTGTTTCTTTCCTTTAGTTCATTTTCGAGTAGCAACTGAGCCAGGTGGTTAACGGGTTTAAGCTCAGCCCTTAGTTCTCGGATTTCTGCCTTTGCATCAGAGAGCTCGATGCGCAGCTGGGTTACTTCTTCATGACCAGGTAAAGCATCCACTTTCGCGTGCATGGCTGTCATTTCCTGCCTGACGGCAATCAGGTCTTCGGTTTTGGCGTAAGTTTTTTTGAGCACAAACACCACGATGATCCAGCCAAGCGTGATGCCACTCATCACCCAAGGGGTAAAGGTTCGGATTAGCTCCAACGATTCAGACTTCACGGTGCCTCCATTTCAGCCAGGCATTCCACGCAGTGCGTCGCGTCCGGCTTAATCGCTAATCGCGCTTTCGGGATTGGCTCCAGGCATTCAGCGCAAATCACTACATCAGCAATTTTCTTTTGAATGCCCTGACCATGCTTGGTTCTCGCGTTATTGATACACCGCTCTAACTCGCTGTGTTGCTTCTCGACTGACTTGTCGATCCAATCGTTCATTGAGTCAGCCCTTTATCTTTCTCACGGTGACGCAACCCCATGTAAGTCACAGCTAAGCCAAGCAGCAGCGAGGCAACAGTTAAGTCAGGTGATGGAGTCGTGATCAGGTAATAGCTTGCTGAGCCACAACTGACGAGTGCCATCAGTGGACGCGACCAACGCACGACTTTGTCTGTCGCCGTATCGCCCTTTCGAATGGTTTCTTGGGTTTCATGCTGTTCGGCTTGACGGTCTTGGGCTGCGATTTTGGCGCGTTCAGTCAGCTCTTGTTCAAGACGAACACGAAGCGTTTCTAGCTCTAGCTTTTGTTCTGGTGGCAACGCTTCAAGACAATGGTTCACTGCTGCTTGTTTGGCGTCTGTCGTTGTCAGTTCTCGATGAGCAACTTCCACAGCATCCGCGACTTTATCTGCAGCGGTGTTGCCCCCAAGCAACGCAGAAATGCCACGAATGGCGGCAGGGCCGACCTGTAACGCCAGTGCAGCTATTGTTGAAAGTGACATGAGCGTATCTCCCTGAGTTTATCTAACGGGCTTGACGAACTTGGCGCTTTCACCAAGCCCAAATGGATATGAATGTCGGCTGGCGTAATACTCTTCCAGCCGCGATTAAAATAGGATTGCAGGGTGGCATCGTGACTGTGTAACGGTGGACGTGAAGGCACAGCAACATTGTTGTGTTGAGCCTGTTCTTCGGCCTCAAGCCGTTTTTCTCGCCCACGTTGATATGACCAATCCCAATTGCGCCCCATGTTGCACCTACGACTTAATGATCAGCTTGGTTGGCTTGCCACCCAGCTTGTGCATAAGGTGGTCAAACGCGGAGCGAGAATTAAGCACAGCCCACTGATTGCGACCTTGTTTGTCTTTAAGGACTCCGAAATCAAACCCCACACCGATACAGCCCTGCAGTTGGTCAACACGGTTCGCCACATGGATAAGAATGTGAGTGCGCTGCGATGGCCCCCAGATAGTGACACCTTGCTCTTCGCCGTCTAGGGCGTAGCATTTGCCAAACTTAGGGCTCTGGTGAGGCACCAGGTCATAGTGACCATCAGGAACGCAAGAGATCATAGCCACGTTGTCCTTCCACGGGCGCTCAATGGTTTTACAGATTTCATTGCCAAACTCATCACACAGCACACCAAAGGTGCCGTGTTCAAAGCCTCGACGATGAAGAACTAAAGTTTGTGGGCTTTCAGGCATGCTCATATCCTCACGAATTGCATAGATTCCGTTGATTGTTATGAACATTTTGATTGGGGTTGGTGCGGAGCAGGAATTCACCCGCAACAATGGAGAGTTGAAAAAAGATCAGGTAAAAAAACGCCCCCACGTTGGAGGCGTTGGTTATTCAAATAGGCTGAATTGGCGGCGCTGGATTTCTACTTGTCTCATCCTGGCAATGATTTCGTAGATGGTTTTGCTGGTCAGGTGATGGCGCTTGGCTAACTGCGGAACGTTACGGCCATTGAACTCATTGAAAATCTCCATATCACGGATTTGCTGCTTAAGTTTGTCACCGCGTGGCAAGTACACCTGCATGCCGCCCATATATTCGCCAATGCTCATCACCACTTTTAACGGTAAGTCAGGAGTTTCGATACCAGCTTGCTTGAGCTCGTTAGCCACAACACCATGCAGTTCCAAAAGCATTGCAGGCCAAGCTGCACTGCCTTCTGGTAAGTCACCAATATGGTCTAGCACCTTGTTATCGATTTCTTCGTCACTGAACATTTCTCGTTGAGCCATCTTCACACCCTCCCACTTCATATGGGAAGTATGAAACAGTGAAAATGATCCTCAAGAGGAAGTTACCCGCGAAAAGATCATCTCAGGATATTCTAAACTCGAATCCCACAACTCTTCATGGCAGCAGCTAAGGATTCATCCAACTCATACTTTCCGGTTGTGCCTGAGTTTGTCACACCTTCAGAGCGGTAAATTATTGTTTTGCCTCGCAGCATTTCATTGAGAATTGCTCTGGCTTTATCGCCAGTCGTCGCGGTATAGGGCTGGAACATTTGGTTAGTTGTCTGCTTTGAGGTTTCGATAGCAGACTTGACAATTTGTTGTTGGTCTTCAGGCAGGTTTTCGTAGTAGCTGCTCATTGAGGTGAAGTCGAGACTCTTGTCTACTGGCGTTTCAGCATTGGTGATTGTCCAAGCTTTGTTGCTATCAATTCGCAGTTGTACCGTGCCAACCGGAACTTGGTATTTACCGCCGCTCATAACACCAACTCGCAGTTCTCCATCTACTTGCTCAAGAAATGGATACAGCTTACCAACCTCAGTGTAAACACTATTACTCGTATAGACAGAACCTACCGTCACTTTACAGCGAGATTCATCGGTAAACTCGTCAACTGAACGATCTGCGATCCAATGGACGCTTGGCGAAGTTGCACAGGCAGATAATAATAGAGGCAAAAGTAATATTGATTTTTTCATTAATAAAACATCCATTTGAATAGTAACCGAATGCATAGTAACCGATTTGAGCGTGACAAGAGAACGTGCACCAAGAAAACAAGAATTCAACCACAAAAAAACCACTCCGAAGAGTGGCTTTAGTTTTAGTCAAAGAATAAGGCTCAATAACCAAGTTCTCGTTTTGAGATAATAGAGACGGAAACACCTTCCGCTTTTGCCGCGTCTCTAAGCGTATAACCTTTATCTATACGCTCCTGCCTCAGCTGCTTTCCACGCTCTATCGCATCTAGAATGTCTTTAGATACATACCCAGCACCTAAACATCTTTCACACGTTTGGACTTCACTGTAGTGCTTAGAGCTATCAATTCCTGTATTAACGAAAGCAATTGACTGCCTTTGACCTTTACAAGTTGGACATTTATACATTGCTAAATCTACCTTTGATTTTGTGCATTCCAGCCAAGCTCTTTCAATCGACTCGCTATAGAGCTTTCTTTCCCTAGCGGGTCTTGTCCTGCCTTGATCATGCGTTCGGCCTGTTCAAAGTACCAGGCTGAACCATCATCTTTTGACTGATTAACTTGCTGCCCTGTTTGCTTGCCATCAGGCGAACCACCTAAACGAGTCGCTGCAGACTGATAGACTTGCTTTAGGTAGTTGTGGTTTGCTAAGGGTTTTGAATCGCTATAGCTAGAACGCTTTTCATGAATCTTACTCACGGTTTCTGCTAAGGCTGATGCCAGGACATGATCGGCTCGATACTTCTCCAAGACTTCTCGCAACAGCTTCACCGCTCGCGCATTGGATAAATCCTGCTTGGCCGGACGGAACAACCCCAAATAACTCAACATCGGTTTGGCGACAAAATCTGGCAACTTTGCCACCTCACCCAAAAGCTCTCGACCTGCATCATCCTGAACCAGCGCTTCTAAGTGCAGGTTGGCATGACAGACAGGACATCTCGATAACTTCATTCAACCTCCCCTGTACCTAATGATTTTATTCTTTTGGCCCTTGGTAATGGTGTGTTTCGCCAGTCTCAACAATGCCGATCAAGGTAAGCTATCGCTTCTTCCTCCGTTTTACTGCCATGGGTTCGAACGTGCTTAATAAGCTCCTTGGCTTTGCGATTCAAATTGCTCACTCGACCTCCTTACGTACATTCAGCATCCAGTTGTAATGCTCGGCAATAGCGTCATAACCCACAGGTTTATTGGTGCGCTCATTCCACGGTACGGTCCAACCCTTGTCTTTCATCTCGTCAATCATGACGCGGCGGTGCCAGCGTTTGAGTGCTTCTAGTACCTGTGCAGCTTGGTCTTCATCACACCAGGCAATGCAATCCACTTTGTCTTTTTGATTTTTAAGGATGCGCTGAGTGTATTTATCCAGTGCACTTTCGGAGCGGTCACGAACAAAGCCATGGATTGCCATCGAGATCCAAACAGCCCGACACTTATCAATGATGGTGTTTTTCGACTTACCTGACTTAGGGCTTAAACGGCGTTTAAATGGCGTTTTACCTTTAGGCAAACTGCGTTTAAATCCTTTTGCCTCTAGAGCCGAAAGTACTTGTTCCAGCTCTTTGATGTTCATTTTGCTGCAGGAAGCTTTGCCCGTTTCGCTTTCCAACAGCAGACGATAAACATCATCTTCCAGAGCCAGCCCGCGCTTGGCGACGTGGATGATTTGGATAAGGCGATTGCGGTTAGCCATTTTTACACCACTCCTCAGCACCATCACCCCAAGCATCATTTAGCTTTGGTGTGGCTATATGATAGTTGTCTGTTACGTGCATCTTGGCGCAAAGGTACAGGTCAGCAAGGGTGAGTTCATGACTATCAACAAACCCCGTCTCATACGCTCCAATAATGCTGTTAACAAACTGCATTACCGCTTCACCTTTGACCTTATCTTCCGCAGATGGCGATGGCTTTTTTAACTCTGTTGGTTCCTTGGTATTGCGGGCTCGATAGATTGCACCAGGGGCAAGTAAGATTTCTTCATTGGCAAGCTGACTTAATGGGAAGCCGCCACACTCTCCACATCCACAGTCACACTCATCTTTGATGGCTTCACGGACGAAATCATAGATACCTTCTGCAGTTTCAACCCATTCGTGGGCGAAACCTTCGTGAGTCTCTAGTGCCACAGCCTTTGGACTGAACTTAATTACTTTAGCCATTGCTAGCCTCCAACTTTTTACTTTCTTGTCCTGGAACACCATGATTGAGCACCACGTTCTTTGACTCTTTGAAGCCTTGGTATCGAGCTTCGTTACCTTTCTGTCCTGCGCTTTTAGCTGCACGAACATTTGCTTTTTCAAGGTTTGTGGATTTTTTAAAGCTTTCGATCTGCAGCTTCTCGTCATCGCTTAAGGCAAAAGCTTCAACTTTTTTATAAACACCGATGACCCACCCCTCACAGAACTGATCGGCACGAATTGTCTTATTCGCCTTTTTCATCCTCTTGCTCAACGTAGACATAAACTCTTTACGTGCAGCCGTAAGTTGACGCTCTAGGACGGTGTACACATAGCCTGCAATCTCTGGGCGTTGATCGTGGCCGATAAAGACCATCTCCATACGTGTAAATGTTGGCTGGAAATATCCATCACAACCAAAAGCTTCCTTAACCAAATTAAATAGCCCTGCGAGGTAGGCAGGTGGTGTCTGAATTCTCAATTGAGATGTAATGGTCTCATCACAAACACCATTCAACTCAGGATTGTCAGCGCCAATGTTGTGCTCAATCATGAGCTTTTGAGCGCGAGATAAAGCTAGAGATGCTTCATGTGGGTTTGAGGATTTAGCTAGGCGAAGTAGTTTTTTAATCTTATCCAAAACTTTGTCGTTCATTTCGTTATTCCTCCACCAACACAACACCATCGTCGGTTATTACCGCTCCCGTGATGACTTGACCAGATTCAGTTCGAACCAAACCAAAAACCTCAGCTTCTTGCATTGCCTCTCTCAAACGCATTAAAACTTGCTCTTTGTTATCTTTGAGCTCTTTCCGTTGCTCTTTGGTGATTATTGACATGCTCACCCCTCCTTCTTGGCTTCACGTATCGCTTCTCGACGGCCTTGCCACCAATAACGCTTTGCCATTCTTCTTTGATGTGACGGGAGCTTTGAAAGAACATTTTTGACCATTTTTGTTGTAAGTGGACAGTCTAAACTTTCATATCCATCGTTAAGTAAGCTATCAGCGTGGTACCTAATAAAGGCTTTTGAGTTGCATTTCCGGCAAGGCAGTTCTCCGCCAATATCTAGATAAGAATCTCCGCTTTCATCGAGACCACCACTGTCTAAATCCCACATGTAGCCATCAATGCACTGACCATCTGGGTAATGTGCTCCAAATTCATGGCCAACATAGCCACATCCGATTTGTTGTTTTTTCATACGTTTATCCAAATTTCAGGTAAAAAAATCCCCGCGATAGCGGGGATATACATCTGTTGGCTACCGTTCTAAGTGCTCTATGGCATCACTGGTTGGGGCGGACCATCGCCCCTGCACCCATCGCAGGGCGGCTATCACACCGTCTTCGTAGGTATCATCGGGGTATCCCGCTCCTTCGATTTCAATCAGTGTCTGCGCTAGATCGATTTCTTTCTCGGCGGCCTCTTGGTCATGAGGGCTGGTAAACTGTGTCATGCTGCCTCCTTCTCGTAACGCCAAGCCCATTTCTCACAAAACTGAGAGCGGCTTTCTGCCCAGTGGCGGTTCTCTGGCTTAACTGCATAGTTTGCTGCTACCTGCCAGGCGAAAGCTGCGTCTTTGATATAACCGACTCTTTCTAAACTGGCCGCGTGCTCGGCATACTCTGGATAATTGCTTTTTTCCTTTGCCATCTTGTCCTTCCTTAGAGCTTTGAGATATCGAGAGGGATGTTGAGGTACTTGCCCTCCGCATTACGCTCTTTGAAGTTAAGGTACGATTTAGAGCCCACAACCTTAATCGCATCACCAATGGCATCCATTGCTTTCAGCCAACGCTCATCATCTGAAACGCTCTTATAGTCGCGACGAAACTCTAAGATCTTGCTGGCGCTGATATTGCCTTCTTTATCCGTCTCAAACACCTTGTGAACCAGGGCTTTCAATTCTGAGCGAGCGCCTTCAACCCACTCATTAGCGCACTCTTTAACCAGCACCTCAGCAACCTGCAACTCTGGCCCCATAGTGATGCGGTCTTGCACACAAATACGGATTTGCGTCTTGCCATCATAAGAGGTGAACGAAACGCCACCTTTGCTACCACCAACTTTGGTGTCGTACTTCTCAGCCAGTAACTCCTGAAAAGCGGCGCAGTCTTCATACACATCTTGCTTGAACTGTCGCAATGCCGCTTGCAACTCCAGAGCGCGCTTAGTGTGCTTTAGTACAAAAGCGTTCATTTCCAGGTCGTAAGGGTCAACCAACTTTTCTTCAACCAGATGGCCTTTGCGATTTTTCATGTAACCTTGAGGCACTGTTACTTCTGACATTTGGTAATTCCTTGTGGTTTGGCGCATTCAGGAAGCGCGAGTAAGACTTTCTTGGTGAGCTTTTCTGCCAGCTGGTTAATGCCGCTGCATTCACCCTCGTTGGTGGTGATGGCGTAACACACCTTGTTGTTTTCAGTATCCAGCGATACATTGATGACCACTTGAGCGCTTAGTGCAGCAGACATGGCACGCCTCCTTGTTTCCAGTTCACGGTACAACCATCAAACTGCATTGTGTAAACCGTGGAATAAACGCCGTTTAAAGTCTGTTTAATCTCGATAGCTCTCGCTTTCATTTCTGGCGTTGGCTGTTCGATATTAATAATCACGCCGCGAGGTGTTTTCAGTGCTACTACTACCTTGCAACCGTAATGGCGCAGCCTCTTGATAACGCGGGATGCCTGTACTTCTTGGTCGCTGATTCTGTTCGTTGTAATGGTCATAAATCACCTTCCTTATGAACCAGTTTCCTCCTTTATATAGGAGGAAGCTGATTCACTTCGGTTATTGTTTCTGCGCTAAATCAAACGCACTTACGTTAATGGGAATAAACAAATGAAGAGGGATTTCTGAGCTCAGTAAATCGCTATTCAAATCAAGCCCGCCAAGCATGAGAATGGTTAACTCACGTCCCGTCATTTCTCCGAGACCATCAAGCTCTACAAGCAGGAATATCGCACCTTCTTCGTAACTCACATCGCTAGGAAAGGACCACGCTCTCGCGCCAATTTCAATGGCACCAATCACACCCAACCCGACAGGCATTGAGCCTTCAACTTGCAATATGCCGTCGCGCAGAAAGTGCTGGTAGCACTGAATATCTTCGCCAATCACACTAGGCTCTCTAGTTTCCATCATGCACTTCCTCCAGGTCTTTAAAGGCCACCTTAATATGGTTAACGGTGATCGCCTGGTCTTGTCCTCTTGCAGTCAATGCCGCCAGCTTGAGCGTATTGGTGAGAATGCGCAGACCACCTGGCTTAAGGGCGATTTGCAACATGAGATCTCGCTCTGGCTTGCCCACAATGCCCCAGGCATCGGCAACGTCACGGACGTCATACTTTTTGACACGATGAATAACCAGCTTTTTGCCAATGCGAGAGAATAGGCGAGCAAAATCCATCGTGCGACGACCACCTGTCAGGTTGGAGTAAACCTGATGATTGCCCACCAATGCCAGGCCAACATCAGCTCGGTCTTGAATAGCGCGTAACTCTTCCAAAGCCTCATAAGAAAGCTGATCCGCCTCATCAATAATCAATAACCCCTGACTGCCATCGAGCTTTTCAATAATTTGTCTCGCAAGCGGAGCGCTGCGGCGGGGTGGATGGTGAATACCAATCTCCATTGCAATCTCATACAGACACTCAAGCACGCCACTGCGAGACGGGCTAGAAGTGACAAGCCACACGTTGGTATTGCTCTTTTTGTACTCTTTGATGGCCTGCGTTTTTGATACACCAGGGTTACCAAAGATGATGGAGATATTAGAAGCGATTTGAGCGTATTGAAGCGCTCCCCAAATTTGAGTAACAGTGACCGTTTTCACAAACCCTGGAGACTGCGGGGCAGAGGTTTGTTTCTTGTGGCGCAAGTCCAGCCAAGCATTGAGATCTTGCGTAACGCGAGCCGTATCGCCAGGGTAAACCCCTTTAAGGTACTGGCTTAAGGTGGTCTTGGAGACACCCGATTCCTTAGAAATGCCAGATTGAGAAATCGTGCCTTCATCAAGAATGGTGCGAATAGATTCAATAACACTCTCTTGATTGCGAGGCATTGAAATTACGTGAGTCATAGATTTTCCTTAACGTCCTAAATTGAATTTTTCTTTTGTTCTTGGATAAGTTGAGCAAGACCGCGCTGAAAAGCTTGCTGGTATTCTTCCTGATCAATATCTTCCTCTACCTGAGCAACACGAACGGTATTGCCAACAGGCTGGAACACTTCAACAATCTTGGTTTCAGGCGGCTCTGGGGTATCTGTTTCCGGCATCTGCGCTGCCACTTCCTTAATGCTCATCTGTTGCTGCGCCTGAGCTGCTGCTTTCTGAGCTTTCGTCCACTGGGTACGGCTGCGGCTATGCTCACGTCCAGCCTGTGTATCTCCAAATGCCTCAGCAGCAATACATTCCGCCTCACAGATAAAACGGCCATCCAACGTGTAGCAGAGCACGGAGCTATGCAGGTTTTGAGGATCAAATCGAACCACGATTTTGTTTTGCTTTAAGCGCATTTCAGCGAGCATGCTGTTCCAGTAACGGTTGGAGCGACCCTTAATCTTGCCGCCAGCCTCCAGCTTAAATGTGCCGTCTTTCTGGACACGCACTGCCTCAGCCGTTAGTAGTAGCAATCGCAGCTGCTCTTTTGTCGCCTTGCGGATCGCGCTGCTTTGGTAACTTTCTGCAAAGGCCTGGTCAAAACTCAACATCCCACGACACACTTCCGTTCTGCGGTTTGCACGCGCATTAAACTGGTTTATGCCTTGCTCTAAAGCCTTCAAAAACACTTCCACACTAACCGCATTTTCTTGGTTGTAGTTGTCTGGCTTTTCCATCGGGTTTGCTCCGGTATAAGCACCAGCAACCAGCGGATGCTTATCGACCAGCTCACCTAAACCGCCATGAGAAAACGCACGCTCAACAGGCTTGGCCTGACCATGGCCCTTACCAAATAGAACACTGGTCCAGTGAATATCAATCCCGAGCATTGGCAAGATGCCTTTAGGGTCATCCTCTTTAACCTTAAATCGATAACGGTTTGGAACGCCGCCCGTCAGCCATTTATTAGCAGCCGCACGAGTGTTATCAATCGTGGCGTGTTTCGGCAGTCCGTACTTGTCAATCACGCCCATGAGTGCCAAGCGTATTGAATCGCTGTTTTCAGAAATGTCGCAGTAGTAACCCAACACTTTTCGACTGTAGATGTCCTGCCATATCCAAGTTTTCGGACGCAAGATCTCACCATTCCACCAACGCACAAACACGTTGTGCTGATAGCCATCACCGTTAATCCATTCAAGTGCATGCAGGTCGGCAACACTTCGTTCCTGAGCCGGATAAAGCATAGCCAGTGCATGCTCACCATCTCTGGCCAACACGATTTGAGGCTTGGTCAGCTCTCTTTCGATCTTGCGACGAATCGATGACATGGCAGGGACCGCCCAGCCACGCTCTTTTGCCGTTTCGTCCAGGCGAAGGACACACGCAGATAGGGATGGTTTTTCAGGTCTTAGCCAGTCAGCTTTAAGGAACTCCCAAGCCTCTGGTGTAAACTCGCCATCATTATCTTCTCTACGCCCTGGGTAGCTGGACAGCATGAGGGGCAACCAATCGACTTTCTCGTAACCTTTAGTGCGGTAGTAGTAACGACTGACGGTTGAGTTAGAGGTTTTGAACTCCTTAGCAACCGCTTTAAAGCAGTCAGCAATCAACACGCCCGACTCATACAGCCTGTTTACCGCTTCAACATATGCCAGGCGGGTTTGAGCTTTTTCCCTTTGCTTGCCTGTTGCTTTATCCCAACCAGCCCAAAGCGCTTCTCGGCTATAGTTCAACTCCGCATCCGTTTTCGGCTTTGGCACATCAAACATGCGGCCTTGGATTTCTACTTTGCCAGCTTTCAAGATCAGCGACACCCGAACTTGCTCTGGCAATGAGTCGATGTGGTATTCTTTACCACCACCTTGAGCTTCTCTAGCGCGAAACTCCCAACCATCAGCTTTAGCTTTATAGTGAATGCCTTGAACGGAGTTAGGCAGTCCGTTAATTCCTACTAAATCCTGTGCACTTAACCACTCTTTAAGCGAAGTTTTCATTACTGCTCCTCCCCGAAAAGAATCAGTTCCGGATCTAGGCACCGATTAACATTTTCATGATGATATGCCACATCCTTCATCGTCTTGGTTAATGCAGCTAAAGTGTCCTCAGCGCTATCACGCTCTGCGTAAAACTTGATTAACAAGCCAACTGAGTGAGTGAATGAACTCTGAAGTTCGTTGATCTCCTTAGCTTCACAGTCCCTTCCGGAAGGAATATCAATCATTAACTTATGGCTCGATGCTGCTAGATATTGTGTTATTAAATCAATGCCACAAGCATGCTCGAAAGGGCGTATTAAGTTTGCTGGCATTCGTCCGCTTTCCATCCACTTATAAAGGCTCCACTTGTTGGACTGCCCCATAAGATCTGCAACTCTATCAACGGACAAATTTCTTTTTTGTCTCGCGTGCTCTAAGCACAACTCCATAGCGTGGCGGAGTGAGTTGGGGTGAACCTTTTTCCAACTTCGTCTTGCCATTGGAAATCTCCTAAAAAAATTGTTCCAAACAAAGAGGATCATTGCCTCTACTGCATCTAACTTGTTTTGCCTAACCTATGATCACGTCGAAATTCTCAAGGAAATGACATGGACGCAAAACAGCCACAAAGAAAACTAAGCGGCTTTGCCAGAGTATCTGCTAGGCCAAATCTCTTGCGGGGTAACCCCTATAGCGTCGGCTATGATTTTTTCCCCTTTAGGCCAATGTCTTACTATTGCGTTGTGCAAAGTGCCTGGCTTAAGTCCAGCCTCTCTGGACAGCTGAGCGTAGCTAAACCCTTTCTTTTCAAGGGCCGCTTTGATGTCTGCCTTGTGCCAATCTTTGGCAATTGTGGTGTCTGTTCGAATCAT